TGACCATTCTTGAACAGGTTATAGCAGCCCCGGAACGTCAAAGAGAAAAGGTTGCACAACAAGCCCAAATTGTTGAAACAGCTGGCTTCGACTTAGCAAAAGCTTTGTATGCCAATAAAAACTGGAAAGAAATATCAACCATTTTACAAGGCTTGAAGGAGCAAGATGCTGAATCAGTACGGCGTATCGTACTTGGATACATGACTACGGTCTTACTTAAGGCACACGACCAACATGCAGCTTTTGTCATGGAACAATTTGAAGAGCCATTTTATAACATTGGCTTTCCCGGCCTAGTGTTGGCGTGCGCACGTGTTAAAGCTTAAAATATGAACTTACACACAATTTCGGTGGAACTTACCGCAAACGGGCTGAAAGTGGCTAAAACAAGCCATACGGCGGCTTTTAACGGAAGTAGAAAGTACACGTATGAAAACGGAAGAGTTATTTACGAAGATGGGCTATTAAAAGCTAATCAGAAAACCAATCTTAACAAGCTGCCACGGGATGGTTTTGCGTTAATACACTACGAAGTTGTGTGCAAAGATAATCAAGAAAGTGAAGCTGAGCGGATCGCTATAACCGCTATTGGTGAACGTCTGTTGGCGATTCAGTCTCAGCTGAACTTTCTGTATGAAGGTTTACTTAAATCCCGTATGTAATGGAACAAGAAAAAAAGAAAGCAATAAGCCAAGATGAAGACAAAGTATGGATAACTATTAAATCCATTGTAAATCTTGGTAATTTTGAAAACTATGCTGTCGAAGCCGGGTTTTCAAGAACGTTGAAGCCTAAAGAAAATCCAATCGAAGTATTGGAAGAAATGGATGAAGAATTGTCGGAGTACGTCATAAAGACTACAAAAGCAGTGAAATCCGGGAAAACCCTGAAAAGAAAAATGCGAAACGAAATTGATGCTGATCCAGTTATTCGAAAAAGGAAAAAATAATGACACCTTCACAAGTCATATACGTTTTTACTCGCTTGCAGGATTTGAGAACACTCAATAGGGTGTTAAGTGAATTTGTAAAAAATAAATTTCGGGATGATCTAGAAAGCGAAATGTTCGTAATCCAAAGTGCAAAAGGTTTTTCAAATTTAATCCTTCCAAATTCTTTGAAGGAAGAAGTTAACATCTTTGTGCAAAAAAAGAAAAAGGAACTTAACGAAGAGTTTTTGGATTTTTTGAAAGAGCAATCAACTGCAATAGAAGAAGAATTGACGGATTTGGGGATAGATTTTACACAAGAAGATGATAAAAAATGGTTGATAGCTGATCCGAAACCAATACAAATGTCAAAGGAAGCTTCCTTTTCCAGTTTACTTATGCCAGCTCCACAAATTGCACCTATTGAAGATTGTCCTTCAGGGCATATTTTTGGAGAGGATTGTGATTCTTACTTTGAATGTGAAGATTGTAAACTTTGGAACGGATGCCACCGTAATATGATAACAATTGCACGCCCTGCTACCAATGATAAACCTAGAAAGAAACGCCCACCATACACCTAAAATATTATGATTCAATTAACTGAAGATTACGCAATTGATACTGATAAGTATAATTTCGTTGTTAAAGAAAAGAAAGTGTATAATGATACATCTAAACATGCTGGTGAAACGTATTGGGCAGATGTGTCATACCATGCAACGCATAAACAAATGCTGGATAAAATTACCGACTTAGCAGTAAGTTCTGCTATCAGCGGTGACTTCACTAAGTTGAAAAGACTTAGTGCTTCTATTGCCGAAGTAATCGAAAAAACATTAACCTTAAAAAGAACAACAAATGAGTCTGAATTACGAAAGGGACATGAGAATCGACGTCACCGCTCTAGACGTGGAATGGACGGAACAAGCGGAACTGGCGATGAAGTACGGGAGAATGTGGGCCGACGCCAAAGAAGAATTAGAAAGAGCTGAAGAAGACTTAAAAGTGATTCGCAGCGAACTTATTTTGGAAGCCAACAAAAATCCGGATAAATGTTTGGGGGATGGTGTAAAGCTAACTGACCCAAAGGTTGAAGCTTATTATCGGTCGCACCCGGATCACAAAGAAGCGAAAGAGAAATATTTCGCAGCACAAAAAAAGCTTGCGATTATTGAAATCGCAAAGAACGAAATTGCGTTCACCCGTAAAGCTGCTTTGGAAAATTTAGTTACCTTACATGGGCAACAATATTTTGCCGGGCCTAAAATGCCAAGGGATATCAAGTACGAAGTTGGTCAACGCAGGGAAAAACGTGAACTTACAAAACAGAAAAACAATGCCAAAGTGTCTTTACGCAAACGACGTAGGACAGAAGATGAATAAACCTTAAATTTAAGATTATGCCTAGAAAGAAAAAAAGTAGTTTTGCGGGTAAAACTCGATCAAATGCTGCAAAAAGAAAGCAAAACGGTTCTTACCCTTACATCAAGTTGCCGGAAGATGTTAAAGTATTGACACCGGAAATTGATGAAAAGTATGTGTTTGATATCATGCCGTATGAGGTTACGGACAAACACCACCCGGACAATGAGGTATCCGTAGGTGACCTATGGTACAAGCGTCCATACAAGCTTCACAAAAGTGTCGGCGTGAACAATGAAAAAGTTGTTTGCCCCCGTACCTTTGGAAAGCCCTGCCCAATTTGTGATTACCGGGACGAACTTCGTAAAGATGAAGACGCCGATGAAAAAGAATTGAAGGAATTGAATACTTCAGATCGCAACCTGTATGTTATTCGGCTTTCGAAAATTGGCAAGAAAACTGTCAACGAAGAAGTAATGTTGCTTGACCAAAGTGACTACTTGTTCCAAGAAAAATTTGAACAACAACTTGCTGACGACGAACGTTTCGACACCTTCCCTGATCATGAAGAAGGTTGTTCAATTTCCGTTGCGTATGGTGAGGGTAAATTCGAAAGAAACAAGTACCCAATGCCAACCCGGTTCGATTTTGTAGATCGTAAAGAACAATATGATGACGATATATTGGATGAAATTCCAAACCTTGACGATCTTCTTGTTGTGTATTCTTACGAAGATTTGAAGTCTAAATTCATGGAAGCACCACGGGCTGATGACGACGACGACGATGATGATGATGAAGACGACACACCGAAACGTAAGAAAAAACCTGCTCCTAAAAAATCCCGTAAGCCCGAACCTGAAGAGGAGGAAGAAGAAGAGGAAGAGGAAGAAGAAGAGGATGAAAAGCCAGCTAAGAAAAAGCCGGTCAACAAAAAACGTCCTAAACCTGAAGAGGAGGAAGAAGAAGAGGAGGAGGAAGAAGAAGAAGAGGATGAAAAACCTGCTCCTAAATCACGCAAACGTCGCAAACCTGATCCTGAACCTGAAGAGGAGGAAGAAGAAGAGGAGGAGGAAGAAGACGACGACGACGAAGATGAAAAACCCGCTCCTAAAAAGAAGCCCGCTGGAAAAAGTAAACCAGCAGCCAAAAAAGGAAAGGATGAATGTCCTTCAGGCTTCACATTTGGTGAGGACAATGATCAGTACGACGAGTGTGATTCTTGTCAAGTTTGGAACGCTTGCTACAAACGAAGCCAAAAAGGTTAAAGATGCGGCGAGTTCTAAACGCAAAGAAAAAGCGGAAACGCAGAAATAACAAAGGATTCTTGGGGATTAGCCTCCCCAAGAAAACCTTTGATTTTATAACGTTGTATTGCAATGCGTTTGGTGTAGCTAAATCTTCTGTTGTTTGTGCATTGATCGAAGAATGGGTTATTGAACAACTTCGAGATATGGATGTTTCAGAATTAGAAAGCAAAATTGCTTCAAAAGCTTTTGCATCTTTTATGAAATCTGACATAAAAAACTTTGAAAAATTCAAGCACTATTTAGAAATTGAATTGAAGCAAAAGAAGTTGGATGATGGTACAATTGGTAGAATACTAAATTTATTAAATGATGAGAAGGAGAAGGACAGACAAGACTGATGATTTGGAAAGCCAAATTAAAAGGCATGCCCGAACTAAAAAAGAAGCTACTGTATTTGAACCAAGTAAAGGTGACTTCGAAACTGTTATTTCAACCGGATCAACTTTATTGGATTTAGCTATCAGTGGTAAACGTGTTCACGGTGGGGGTTTGCCTGTTGGGATTTTGGTTGAAGCTTTCGGCCCTAGTGGTTCAGGCAAAACCGTACTACTTTGTGAAATTGCAGGGTATGTCCAACGATTGAATGGGCAAGTAATGTTTCATGACCCCGAAGCACGTTTGAACAAAACCTTTGCACAAGTATTTGATTTAGATACAGATGCAATTGATTTACAAGCACCTGATAAAATTCCCGAAGTGTTTAAATCACTTAGGGAGTGGGATGTTGACCCCTCCGTTCCAAATGGGGTTTTCACCGATTCATTAGCTGCCTTGTCAACTGACATGGAAATGGATACTGATGATGGTGACAAAATGGGTATGCGCCGGGCGAAAGAGTTCAGTGAAGAATTGCGAAAATCGTGCCGTATTATTGCCAAGAAGAAACTTTTAATGGTTGCAAGTAACCAAGTAAGGGTGAACCAAAATGCTGGCCCCTACGGGCAGAAATACGTATCCCCCGGCGGCGAAGCTGTTGGGTTTTACAGTAGCGTTCGTTTGCGCTTCGGAACACCAACTAAGATTAAAATCAAAAAGAAATACAAAGGAAAAGATATTGAAAAAGTTGTCGGCATTGAAACTGAAATTGAAGTATTCAAATCATCAGTGGATGCACCGTACAGAAAAGCAACTGTCATAATTTACTTTGATTACGGAATTGACGACATCCGGGCAAACTTGCAATACGTTAAAAGGTACACCGGGGCCTCTACCTACATGGTAGGCAATACGAAAGTTGGGCAAAGTTTGGACGATGCTGTGGCTGCTGTTGAAAGTAGTGGCCTTGAAAAGAAACTTAAGGAGCAAACAATTTCCATTTGGGAAATAATTGAAGACCAATTTAAAACTGAACGCAAAAAGAAAGAACGATGAAAAAGCTTTTGCTGTTAACCATGTTTTTGATCATTGGAATTTTTTCCTTTGGGCAAAAGATTGGGTACAATATTTGGTTGATTACATTCAATGAAAAATCTGTTACCCAACAAACGACCGAACTGTCCGCAGTGCAAGAAATGTGTGATTCCTTTATTCCGGGTGTCACCATTAATGTTGAAAAAGCTTTGGAAACAAGCAGGGGAATTGATATTATGATTGAAGGAAAAAACCTGATTGTCGAAAAAGTTTATTTTGTAGGCAAAAAGAAAAATGGAAAAATCAAAACTAAACAAATCAAGCATGGCAGCACAAGCAATTCAAATCGGTGATGTTCGTATCCTGTTCAGTACCATTAAACGGTACAAATGTGAAGCTGATGAAAAACGGATATCAATCTACTACGCAGCTACACGGAACAGGATCGACTGTGATGTGTTCAGGTTTGATACTGAACAAGATTACACCATTGTAAGAAACGAACTTGATGATTACTTTTTATAATGAGAAAAAAACGAACAAGAAAGAAATCAACAATACCAACCCAAGGTCTTAAAATACTCGCCATTGACCCGGCGAGTATGCTTGGTTGGGCTCTAAGTAACACTGAATATGGGACTTGGAACCTAAAGACCCGTAGGGATGAGTCTATGGGGATGAAACTGCTCCGGTTAAAAGCGAAGTTGGAAGAAATCTACAAAATGGAAGATTTTGATTTGATTGTGTATGAGCGACCAGCTGGTAGGCATACGGCTTCTGTAATTCATGAGGCCAAGTTGGTAGGCAAGATTGAAGAGTGGTGTGAAGAGCATAATGTACAATACAAGTCTTTATCTGCTACTGAGATTAAAAAGTTCGCAACCGGGAAAGGGAATGCCGGGAAGCCAGCAATGATTAAGGCGGCAGCTGACAAGCTAGGTTACCAAGGCAATGATGACAATGAAGCAGATGCGTTGTGGATTTTAAATTTATGCAAATGGGAACTAAATCTAAAGAACTAAAGGAATTAAAAAGGATCGTTTCAAATGTTATCTGTAATGCACTTTACGTAAACACTGAAATAAATGTTGATGATTGTGCCAACATTGCAGATAAGTTTGTATATGATAATGACCCGTCAATTCAACCTTTGTACACTTTTTTGTACAACCATTTAAAGACTGCCATCATAATTGGCTTTATACTCGGTGGCTTTTTTGCTACACTAATCGGCATTATTACTCTTTATTTTTTATTCCGTTGATATGAAGAAACTTGATTTTTCCGCAATTAAAAAAGCACTTCACTGGTGGTGGAAAGACCGGGTTGATGTTGCTATGGCTGTTGTGTGTATTGCACTTGGGTACTATGATTTGTTTATCGAACCATTACCGGGGGCAGCTGCATTCATAGCCTTTTACGCAATCTTTGCTGCGTACCGTGTCGGGTACATGAAAGCAATGATTGACGAATTTGTCACAGAACCATTTTTCAGAACGTATTTAGGTCTTAAAGAAAAGAAAAAATAAATACGATGATGGACAATGATTACATTGTTAAACACTTGCAAACGTTAGCCGGATTAATGTTTACTGGTGAACCTTTTGCAAAATACAACAAAAGGAGGGATTGCTTTATTTTTGGGGGCATTAAGGAAGACGGGACTTTTAAAAAGAATATTGTCACTAAGAATATTGCAATCTACCTTGTTGTTGGAATACCAGCTAAACAAGGAAAACCCAAGAAGTTATGAAATGGTTTAAAAGGTTGATGATGACTGAAGAAGAAAAAATCGAAGATGTTAAGTTCACTTTAAAGTTTGGCAAAAAAGTTAAGTGTGAACTAGACCCGAATGAACTGATTCAAGTACAAGCCATTACTAGTCCAACTGGTTTGTGCGTTTGGGATTTTAACTCCGTGTTTGTAAAAAGATCATGTTTCATTCTATTAGAGCAAAACCGATTGCTTATTAAAAATCTTGACGTTACTTTTATAGCAAACTGTGATTCTAAAATATACGGTGTGAAGGTAAGATGGAAAGATAACAGTTATGCCTACTTTTATTTTGAAGATGGTGTATTTATAGAAGTTAAAAAAGGGGCTTCACATCCACTTAATCTTAGCCAATTGTTATGATAACAAAAATAATCATAAAGAACTTTCAAAGCCACAAGAAAACAATTTTGAATTTAACTAGTGGTTTAAATGTCATTGTAGGTACTACTGATTCGGGAAAGTCTGCCATACGCCGGGCCATCGAATTAGTTGTTAGCAACCGACCTACTGGTGATTCATTTAGAAGTTATTGGGGTGGTGATACATCGGTTTCACTTGTCACTAGTGAAGGGCATAAGGTGACTAGAAATAAAACGGATAAAAACAATTCGTATGTTATTGATTCAACTGAAACTTTAAAGGCGTTCGGGGTTTCAGTTCCCAATGAAGTTAGCAACATATTGAATTTGACTGAACTAAACATGCAACAACAAATGGATGCCCCTTTCCTGCTTAGCAAGAATCCCGGTGAAGTTGCAGCACATTTCAACAAGATTGCGAACATTGAAGTTATTGACAAAAGTATAGCTTTAGCCAAACTTGAAAAAACACGTGTCAATCAATCAATTAAGCAACGTGAAGACGACTTAAAAGAAAAACAAAGCCAGCTTGAAAAGTATGTCAATCTTAATGAATTAGAAAAAGAACTTGACAAAATTCAGGGTTTAGATGATTCATTAGTTGATAAAAAGGTCGAATTAGCCGGGCTGGAGAAATTAATCCAACAACTAAAAGACATAGAAGTAGAATTGAAAGCCTGTGATGATGTCATTGCAATGGAGGCTGAAGTTCTTGAAATACTTGAATTAGACCAACAGAAAGCCCAAAAAGAAAAGGAACAAAAAGGTTTGCAAGCACTTGTGTCCAATTTGAGCAAGATTGAAGCTGAACTGGTTGCTATTGATAATTTAATAGCACTAGAACCGGATGTACTTGAAATAAATGAACTGCAATTAAAGCGGGGCAATTTACAGGCTGAATTAAACACTATTTCAAGTTTAATAGGTGAATACACCTCCTGTTCTACTAAAGTGGCTAATTTAGGCCAATTAGTGGTTAAATTGGAAGGAAAACTCCCCGAAGTTTGCCCGGTATGCGGTGGAACAGGGAAATTAAAATAAGATAGTATGAAATTATATGTTACAGGTTTAAATCGACAAACAATCGACGTAACCACAAAAGATGATGATATACACGATTTTGTGTATAGTGGTACTTACATTGATTACCGAATATTGTATGCTGGTGGAATTGAAGCTACGGGAACATTTTGCACAACTGAAAAAATAGAAAGTTTCAGTGAAGCAGAAGAGTTAATCAAAAAACGAATTCTTAATACTAAAGAAGAAAAAGGAGAATAACAATGAAAACCTACATTTTAAAAGCTGTAATGAGCGACACAGGTGATTTACAAATTACCCAAGATGGTGATATGGATCGTTTTACCGTTATGGGTGTTTTGAAGTACACCAGTGACATCATGAGTTCAGATATGTTGACTCATTCTTTGGCTGAAGCCAAAGAAGAAAGCCAACGTAAAATCGAAATTACACCAACAATGCAAGTGAAAAAGAACGATGAAAAAAGCTGATGCAATACTTTGTGGTGATATTCACTTACGGGAAGACACACCTAAATGCCGGGTAGACAATTTTTTTGAAGCTCAATGCGCAAAATTAATGTTCATCAGCAACCTTCAAAAAGAACACGGTTGCCCTGTGCTTTGTAGTGGTGATTTATTCCATAAGGCAATTCCATCTTTATTTTTTGTTGGTATTATTGCCGGGTTAATTCCTGATATGTTTTACACTGTGTATGGAAACCATGACCTGCCAAACCACAATTTAAAGAATCAAAAAGATTGTGGGGTGTACCACTTGAATGCCATTGGGCGGATTGGAATTGTCCCTACCCATTTTGGGCAAACACCCGAAGGGCCAAGTTTTAAAGTGAAAGGCCGCAAAGTATTAATTTGGCACGTAATGACTTACAGGGGGCATGAACCTTACCCCGGTTGCACGCACCCAAAGGCACGATCAATTTTAAATAACTATCCTGATTATGACCTGATACTGACCGGGGATAACCATGAACCGTTTGTCCAAACCCATAAAGGGCGGCTATTGGTGAACCCCGGCAGTATGATGCGTCAGGAAGCGGGTCAAATTGATTACAAACCAGCCGTATGGCTTTGGTATGCTGATACGAACACTGTTGAACCAGTTTATTTGCCAATTGTTAAAAATGCTGTAACACGGGAACATTTGGATTCCGTAGAAGAAAAAGAAACCCGTGTTGCAGCTTTCATTGAAAAACTGGATTCAAATGGTTTAGATTTTGTTGACTTTGAAAAGAACTTAGAAGTTTTCTTCGGAACTAACAGGGTGCGCAGTACCATTAAAGATTTGACGTATGAGATTGTAGGAACGGCTAAAGGAATTAAGAAATGACAACTAGTATGAGTAAGGAGGAACATCGTGAACGCCACATCAAATTGCATGAAGCACTTGATGAACTGTTTGCTGATTTTGTGTTGCACAACAAAGATAAACGAGCAACTCAAACGCCAATTGTAGAATTAATATCATGGTCTTATAAACAGACTCAAAATCCAACCGAAACAAATGAAGACTGAAAATTTAATTGAACTGCAAGAAGAAATTGCAGAAGCAAAAACAGACAAAGCAAAAGCTGAAGGACAGCAAACACAATTGATGAAACAATTGAAAGATGCTGGATGCAAATCTATCAAAGAAGCTGAAAAGCGGATTGAAGCTCTGAAAAGTGAAATCAATACACTTAATGCTAAGATTAAAGAAAAAATGGACGCATTAGAAATCAAATATGATTTATGACAAATTTTGTATAGATTGTGGGTACTCATATTGGCACGGGCCTTGTAATAGTCAGTATTTAGCTTGCAGACTTCACTACGAAGAAAAAAGGGGGATAAGTGTTATTCCATCTGCATGCCCGAACGAAGAAGCACTAAAAGCTTTCTTTGTTAAATCACAGATGAGTAAAGCAAACACAGAACTACCATTAATCAGAGTACGATGGAAACCACGAGGACAAAAAGAATAAATTTTGATGGCTTTTGCTTTAATGTTGATTGCCCACATTGTGCATCAATGTACACAGGTGATTTTCCGCTGATGTACATTGTTTCTTGTCATCTTGATGCTGATTGCAAGTGGGGAAGTGCTAGATCAATACCTAATGGTTGCCCTCATTCAGATGATATTAAAGCATACATTGTTACCAAAAAAATGCAACAAAAATGATTTATGATGCCTTTTGTCGTGCCGTAGGTTGTGAAAACTATTATGTGTATATACCTGATTCCCCTGATGTGGAGTACTCTAGTATATTCACAACTGTATCAAATTTAAGTTGTAGCAGTTGTGCCTTACAAAAAAGGTCATTTGGAATTCAAAGTGTACCTGAAGAATGCCCATTCAAAGATGATATCAAAGTATGGGTTGTCAAACAAAGAATGTTGTATGGAGCAGAAGTAAATCAAACAGCTGCACTAGTTGAAGAACTTCAGAAGATGGCAGATGAATATAACAAATCATTAACAACTACACTAGATATTAATATAGCACTTGTACAAGTTGGCAATAAAATGATTCAAAATAGGGTAGAACAAATAAAAGTACCAAATGAACCTTTACAAAGCAAAACAAATACTGGAGCAACGGAAGGGCCGAAAGATTGAATTGGAGGATTCAATCGAAGAAATCCACAATAAGATACACAAAGCACAAAAGAAGTTGAAAGACTTGGAAAAGGTGCATGAAATTTTGAAGACCGTAGGTTTGCAAACCCAACAGCAATTGAGGTTCCATATTGCCGATGTCACTTCAATAGCACTGGAAAGTGTTTTCAATGAGCCTTACAAAGTAGTCCTGGACTTTGTTGACCGCCGGGGGCGTTCTGAATGCGATATCATTTTTGAACGTAACGGACAGCAAGTAGATCCGATGACGGCTTCGGGCGGGGGTGTTGTGGATGTAGCAGCTTTCGCTTTGCGCATTGCCAGTTGGACAATGCAAGTAAATAAAACCCGGAACACTATTGTGCTGGACGAACCCTTCCGGTACTTGAGCAAAGACCTTCATTCCCGTGCTGGTGAAATGTTAGATGAAATATCTAGTAAACTTGGAATTCAATTCATCATCATAACACATGAACCATTACTAGGCCAATACGCCAATAAGGTTTTTGAAGTTACGCAAACAAAAGGAGTATCACACGTTAAAGAAAGCTAATATGACATCAATTATTTATTTTGTGTTTATTATTTGGTACTTCTTTAGGTACACAAATGACAAAGAAGGTATGACAAAATGGTTAGATATGTTCGGCGCAAGGTTGTTTTTAATCTTGACCGTAGCTTCAATACTGGACATATTTATAATGGTTCAATATGGCTTAACTTATTTCCACAAGTGACAAAAAAGGGGGCTTCCCGAGCCCCCACATTCCCTTTCATCACTAAGCGCATCACTTAGGCTTCTTAGAACCTGTGATCATACCTGTTAAAGTATTTTGAATTCCCATTTTTTCAGCACTTCGGCCTACACCGTAGACACTAACTACTGTACCCCATGACCACCAAAACTCTGTCGGTAGTTCAAGCTGTGGCAACGCATTCGCTGGTGTGCCCGAAATGAAAGCTAAAATAGGAAAAATGACATAAACCAAAAGAATGAAACCAATACCCGCATACACGATTGTAGGTCTCGCCCGTTTCGTGTAATTATCCCCGGTAGCCATTTCAGCTTTGATTATCTCAGTGCGTGCCGTTAGTTCGGCTTGGTAGCTGTCTTCAATACTTTCTTGGATTTGCAGAAGCTTTTCCTGAATTTCCAATTGTATCTTTGCTTTTTCTTCAGGTGTGGTGATGAATTTATCCAAAATGTCACCTACGCCTTTGAGCAAGTCCCCGCCTAATAGTTTTGTAATGAATGACATAACTTCGGTTTAATAAATAAAGTAAAGTGTTATTGGGATGGATAAAGCTGCGGCAACTTCTTGCCAGTAGGTGTCGTTTTTTACCTTTGCCAAGAATTTGAAGTTTAGCTCTAAGCCTACGACAAAAACGGCAAAAAGTAAGAACACACAAAGCCCTACGACAAAGTTGGTCATAATAAGCCCGGCATACCCAAGTAAAATAACCCCATACGAGCCGATATAGTGCATATCGTCTTGTAACCCTTCCTTTACCCAATAGACGGGATTAGAGGCCACCAGTGCCAGCATTATGCCCGCTAAAATGAATATTCTATCGGGCGCAGCCATAAGCAACGGAACTAAGTAACCTAACAGGCCAATCGAAAACCAAGCTTTGCCTTTTTCCGGTAGAACCCTGTAAGTTTCTGAGATAGATTTTGTCTTACCGTACTTCTTGCGCACAAGAAGCAAATACAAAACCAAAATGATCGGTGATAATAAGAATAGTAATTTCATA